CGCCTGCACGCCGCGGGCGCCCAGGCCCACCGCCTTGCCCGCCGCGCCCAGCGCGATCGTCGGAGCCATCGTCCCCACGCCCTGCGCCACGAACGCCGTCGGCGACTCCGCAAACGCCCGGCCCGCCGCCCCCAGCTGCGCCATCACGCCCTGGTCCGCCGCCGCCGCCTGGATCTGCGCCACCCGCTGTTGCGAAGCCTGCGCTTCCGGCGACAGCTGCGCCTGGTAAAAATCTTGATTCGCCGCCAGCGCCTGCGACGCCGCATTATCCGCGCCGAAAGCATCCGTCAGACCTTTGAGCCCCGTCGTGATCCCCTGGGCAATAAAGATCGGCACATCCGCCGCCCGCCGCAGCACCCCACTATCCTCCGGCACATCCGCCAAAAGCGCCGCCGCCGACCGCCGCCGCGGCGCCGCCTGACTGGCTCCTGTCCCCTGTCCCCCGTCTCCCGCCGTCGCCTCCGGCAAAACCTCCGCGAGCAGCGCCGCAGCCGACCGCCGTCCGCCTCCCTGCCTGGTCACTCCCTGCTCCATGCTCCCTGCTCCAGGCTGTTGCACCGGCGGCAAATCCTCATCCGCTTGAGGTAGGGCGGGGCCTCCGGACCCGCCGTCCTCCATCGGCAGAGCAGGCTCCAGCCCGTCACTCACCGGCGCCGGCGGCAGCCCCATCGCGGCATCGGCCTCGGCGACCAGCGGGTCCGGCACGAACGCCGGTTCCGGCGCGATGTCCAGCTGCTGATCCGGCATCGGCCCCGAGTCCCACGTCGCCTGCCGCGCAAGCGCCAGCTGCCGCCGATCCTCTTCCTCCGGATCGAACGGCACGGCCAGAGCCGCATCGAGCAATGCGCTGGCGGAGCGGCTACTCACGGATCGAGTCCGAATTGATTCACCAAAATTTGCTGCGCCTGCTCCTTCGACAGCTGCCCCGCCCGCGCCGCCGAGATCACATCATCCTCCGTCCGGAACACCGGCGCCGCTGCCGTTACCCCGGTAGGGACCGCTGGCCCAGCGGTCCGCTGCATCGCCGGATTCACATTCACCGGCACGACCGGATTCCCCGCGGGCGCCGCCGTCGGCTGCACCCCTTGGAACGCCGCCGAGTTTGTCATATCTGCCGCCGCGGGATCGGCCCCGCTTACGCCGGTGGGATTCATATAAGCAGCATAAGGGTCCTGGCTACCCGAAGTCCCCGCCATGACCGGTTGTCCTTGGGCATTGGTCATGGTCATGACGAGACCCGTCGTCGGGTTCGCCCGCACCATCCGCCCCTGGTCATCGGTCCGGAGCTGCCAAGAAGTCATCGCCTCCTGGCGATACTTCGCGTATTCCGCCTTGAACTTCGCCAACTCCGCGCCCTCGATCGACTGCCCCGGCTGATAGCCGACCGACAGCCCGTATTCCTTGGGCGACATGATCCGTGGTTCCGCCATGGTATTAGTCCCTTAAAAGGTGAAACTCTCCCGCGGCGCGGCAGCGCCCGCCCCCGTCCCCGTCGCCGGGCCCGCGGTCCGCGGACCCATCTGCGCGTTGAGGTAATTCATGTTCATGAGGGAGCGCCCGGTGTTTTGCATGCCGATGATGCTGTCGCCGATCATGGCTTGTTGGCGGGGGGATTCGCTGAGGAAGCCTTTGATCCATTCCGGATCAAATCCCAACTGGTCGCCGTGCCGCTTCATGAAATCGCCATAGGCCGAGCCTTTCGCCTCGAGGGCTTTGTTGTCGGCGAACTGACCGGCGAATTGGCCGATGGCGCCCATGAGTTGCTCTTGCTGCCCCTGCATAAACTCCTGCCGGTTCTGCTGGTTACCTTGTTCTATCTGCCAGAATTGTGCTGGTGTCATATTGTTTGTTCTCCTTGTTTGATTGTTAGCGTGATCCGCCCATGAAGCCGCCCAGTCCGCCGACGAGACCGCCAATGCCGGCGCCTAATGCTGTGCCGACGCCTGGTATCACGCTACCTGCTGCGGCGCCGGACAACGCGCCACTCAGCGCACCCATGCCGCCACCCATCAGCGCACCACCCATGCCACCCGAGCTAAACTGACCGCCCGAATACATCGGTGAGAGTCCTTGGGCGCCGCTCACCATTTGCATGGCTTGCGGGGTCATGTTGGCATACGGCGAGCCCATGCCGAGGGCCATCATGGCCGGGTTGCTGCCGATCGAGAAGTTGTAGGCATCCTGCCGCAACCCGAGTTGGCGGGCGCGTTCCTGGTCGGCGAAGCCGGCCGACTGTCCGGCGTAGCCCACACGGCGTTGCTCATTGGCGGCGCCCACGCCGGTCACGAGATTGATGTCCTGCGCCCGGCGCTGTTGCACAAACCGGTCACGGTTGAGCAGCTCGGCGCCGATCCCAGCACTGCCGGTCGCTAGGCCGCGGGCCGCCATCGACGCCCGCGCCTGCTGGACCGCATCGCGTTCCTCCTCCGGTGAGAGCCGGCCCATCGCCTGCGCCCGCCGCTCGGCTTCCGCCGTGAGAGCTTGGCCCAAGGTGCCGCCGCTGGTGTCGGCTAGGGCCGATTGCAGCCGGGTGTATTCCGGCGAGGCGGTGGCGTTGGCATCGAGCTGATTGAGCAGCGTGCGGCGGCGCTGCATCTCCTCTGGCAGCGCGGCTTCGTAGCGTTGACGCAGGCTCGCATCGCCGAGCAGTCCGAGGCCGAAGTCGATGTTGGCCCGGTATTGACCCCGCGACGCATCGCCGGCGGCCGCGGTCATGCCCGGCATGTATTGCTGTTGCAGTTGCAGCTGCCGCTCGTAGAGCTGCGCTGATTTATTGACGTCCAGTTCCGGCGGTTTTGGTGTGCTTGATCCTCCCATGCCCATAGTCTTGTCCTCCTTAGTTTCGGTTAAATCGTTGTTGAAGTTTCTCCCAGCGGTGCGCCCGGAAGCGTCCATCGTTGCGACGCTGCCAGACCAGCCACTCCCGCGGGTGCGGCGCCGCGGTCATGATGTCCGCGATCGGATGCCGTCCATCGGTCGCCGCCGCCAGCTTGCAAACCCAGGCATTCGGTTCCCCGTCCGCGTGCAACGTGCCGGTCGTGTCGTCCCATGTCGCCTCGTAGCCCAAGACAAACAGTGTATCCGTGCTGACAACCAACCCGCCCGGAATACACGCCGCCACCGCCTCGATGAGCCGTTCGCCCGGACAATACCGCTCCTGCCATTCCGCGGCGCGTTCCCAGGCTTTCATGGTGTGCAGTGGTGGCCATAAGGTCATGCTTAGAATTTGATGCAATAGAGCATGGCGATGTTCGCGGGGCGGGTTTCGCTGGCCGTGCGCGGGGTGCCGTTGGTGCCGTCTGAAATCATTGTCATTGCCTTTGATGTTCCCGCATCTGCATAAAGAGCGCCGAAATCATTGACTGTTGTTAGTTGCCCCTCTCCAGAAAAATACGTTGGATTTCCGTCTTTGCCCAACGTGTGGTAGTGGCCCTGCAATGCGTCTTGTTCTTTCGCCGCAAACGTCTTGTTGTAGGTGATGCCACTAATTGTCTGCGACCCGCTGCCGCGCACAAAGATGCCGCGCAGGTCTGGCAAGGCGAAAGTCGTGCTGCCGTCGCCCACACCGTAGGTCGTGCCGATAGCGGCAAAGAGCGCGGCGTAGGTGCTGCGGCTTACTGCGGTGCCGTCTGCTGCCAGCCAGCCAGCGGGGGCGCTGTTCATGGCGAAGGCTTGGACGGCACCAGCCGGAACAAGCGACTGCTGCACAGCGGTGACGAGCTTGGCCAAAGTTACGTTGCCGTCCAGAATGTTTGCCGTGGCAACGGTTATGGCTGTCGGAAGGGCGCCTGTGGCCAGTTTGCTTAGTCCAATCGCCGCATCGCTCTTGATGTCGGCGTTGACGATCTCGCTGACTGTGCGGGCGTTGTTTAGCTTGGTCGGGGTGACGGTGTCGCCGCTAGTGAATGTGTATGCGTAGGAGGCCATAGGGTAGTTGAGAGATGAGGGTTGAGCGTTGAGAGATTAGGCGGCAGAGCGCGTTTCCGTAGGCGGTAGCGACTTGGGCGAGGCTTCGATGCTGGCGCTGCGGATCTCCGGTCGGCCGTTGGATGTTTCGTAAATGACTTCGGCGCTGTGCGCTTTGTAGCGCACCGGAGATTTCATATTGTAGTCCTCGCTGGTCGCGTTGCTGTTGGTCAGCGTTCCGATGGTTGTTTCAGTGTCAGGGTTGATCGTGCTGATCTTGGTTGTGACGCTGGCGCCTGCGGGAATGACGACATCGGCGATGGTGCGGAGGAAGCGTTTGCTGTGCATATCTCCAAAGTCGTAGCGGCGGGTCCGGATGCTGCCGGTGATGGGGCTGGTGCCCGCGTTGACTGCGTTGTCGTCCAGTGCGGTGTTCTCTTGTTCCAGCAAATACAGGTTGCCGGAGCGCGGCACCGAGAAGACGCGGCGCTGGTTGTCGTAGGTTCCGACGAGGATCTGGTTGACCGATGCGCTGCTCGGATAGATGTCGCGGTATTCCCATTGAGAATTTAAGGCATTCCAAGCAATGACCAACTGGTTGCCGTCCAAGGGGTCTGTGCTGGTAGGAAGCGCAACGAGATACCTGTTGTTGTGCCAGATGCCGAAGGCGCTGCGCTCTACGCGGCTCTGCACCACTTGGCTGAAAAGGTCGGCGATGGGTTCGCTGAGAGGCTTGGTATCGCCGCGAACTTTGAGGTCGAGGGCGCGGTCTAGGCGGTAGATACCGGCGTCACTGAGGAAGAAGACAAAGTTACCGGCGGTGACGATGGTGTTGCGGGCGCTGCATCCGATCTCGTTGGTCAGGAGCGTGAGTTGCGAGACCGGAGTGTCTACGGAAAAGTCGCTGCCATCGGTTGAGGCGAATTGATTGAGCGTGGCGAGCCAGATGCTTTTGCGGCAGAAGACGAGTGCTTGGCCTTCGACCCATGGGTGGACGGCGACAATGCGGTCATCACCACCTGCGCCTGCGCGGAAGCTGTTCCAGAAAGGGTCGTAGAGGTCAGGGTCGAGAACGTCGCTGATCGCCACGGTGTCGCGGTTCTTTGCAATCCAGAGGCGGTTGTTGTGGTAGCTGGCCCAGCCGACACTCGGCATGGTCGTGTAGGTCACACCTGCGGCGGGAACGCCTGCGGTGGCGCGGGTGAAGTTGCCGCTGCCGCCGTCCCAGTAGATCGGCGGCTTTGTTCTCCGCACCTTGATCGTGGCGGCGGCATGCGTGGCGGTGCCGCTCGGCACAGTGATCGTAAATGAATCTGTGGCGGCCGTTTGGATGTCGTATTCGTGTCCGTCGAAGGCGGGCGTCGTGCTGCCTTCGATGCGGACACGGGCGCCAGCCGGATAGCCATGGGCCGTGACGTTGACTGTGGCCGTGGTCGAGGAAACGGTAATGCCGGAGGCAGTCGTCAGCTTTTCCTCATAGCCGGTGGCGGAGCGAGAGGCTTCGCGGAGGATATACAAGCGATCAAAGGCTTGTAGCACGCTGACAGTGTCGGTGCCTTCGATCTTCTCGGCGGGGCTGGTCGGGTAGGTTTTAACTACTGGCGATTGTCCCTGCCGGTAAAGCGTGGCGCTGTCTGATCCGGCGAGCACGATAAATTCGTTGGCGTTGTCGTAGTTCTGGCTGGCGAACACTCCGGCGGCATACAGTCCGCCGTCGTAGCTGTCGCGCACTTCGGGGCCGTTGTTGGCGATGATGGTGCCGGTGGCCGGTGTCGCGGGGCTGCCGCTGACGGTGTAGGTGAAAGTATTGGCGTCCGTCACAGTGACGATGAAGTCGCCGTTGTAGTCCGTCTGCACGGCGCCACGGATGTTCACCTGGTCGCCGGTCGTGAATCCGTGGGCGGTGGCGGTGACGGTCGCGGTGGTCGAGGCTCGGGTGATCGAGGTGACAGTCCTGTCGGTGCCGAGGGTAAAGTCGAGAGTCAGCGGGGCGCCGGTCGTGCCGATGGTGTCCGTTAGGCGCTTGCTGCCCTTGCGGGTTTGTGCAACGCCCCTGTCCAAGCGCATGTTGACCGAGTCTTGCAGCATTCCGGCGGGAAGCGTCAGCGGGTTCAAGCGGCTGGCGAAGCCGATGAAGCCGTTGTCGCCGTCGCGCTGGACTGGAGATTCGAGGGACATGGGGAAGTTGGCAGTCGTCAGTTAGCAGGCGTCAGGGCAGAACGGAGTCTGCTTTTGAACCGCG